TATTATTGTACAAGGAGGTACTATGGAAAGTATCGAAAAACATATCGAGAAGGATAAAGAGATCCTTCAAGACCCAACCGTTTCCCCTCAGATGCGTCGTCATATCGAAGGTGAGTTGCACGATCTAGAGGAATATGTAGAGCATCATAAAAAAGAAATCGAAGCAGGCGATCATCACGATCCATCATATCTTGAATTGTTCTGTGATCAGAACCCTAGTGAGCCTGAGTGTTTAGTTTATGACGACTAATTTTGAATCCTATCTTTTAGGACACTATTGTAATAAGTCACAAGCACAATCAAATCCCACAGAATACTCCTCAGTGTGTATTTTGTGGGAAAAAATAGATGGGGGATATCAGTCCAGAAACTACTATAGAGTAGACGGACTTGATAAACCTTATCGCCATAGAAAGCACAAGGTTGTCGAAGTATCAGAGACCGAAGTAGTTGTAGAAAATTACAATCTGGACTGGACAAGACAGGAGGGATGTGATATGATATTCACATTCAAAGATAACGCTTGGCATGGAAAATTAAAAAATCCTGGTCAATGTTTGGTAAGGGATGGCGTCTATGTTGTCGCTGAAATTCACCTAACTAAAACAGGACTAGATAGTAGAGATCAAGGATTTGACTCTAATGATGAATTGGCATTCGGTAGTTTCCGAATGTATAAATTCTTACGAGGGCGAATAGCTCAGCGGTAGAGCTACTCGTTTACACCGAGTCGGTCGGGGGTTCGATCCCCTCTTCGCCCATTTGCTACAATTGATTATGGATTTTCCAATATTTCAAGTAAACCTTAAGCACTATTCTATCCGTAACTGGGAAGAAAAAAAGAAACCGTTGTTAGATAAAATTCCAACGGGAGAGTATACGGATTTTATGGCATATCAGAGAGATCAGGCAGTGCCACCATATCTCGATGAGTTAAGTGATTGTGTTAAAGAAGAAGTTGCAGACTTCCAGCAATCATATCCATGTCCAGTTGTAATTACAAATGCCTGGACAGAAACCGCAAAGCAATATGATTATCATCCTGTCCATCAGCATGGCGCTACAGGATTTTCTGCTGTGTTGTATCTAGAGTTTGACCCCAGGTGTCATGAAGCAACTAAGTTTTATTCACCTTTCAATGATGCTGCAACAGGAGATCTGTTAGAATATCAACCTTTTGTTAAAGAGGGAGATCTAGTTATCTTCCCATCATATCTTCTGCATGAAGGTCCCATGAATAAGAGCACAAAGAAAAGGACAATCGTGTCTTTTAATATTATGGGAGAAGATGCTTTCAACGCATATAATGCAGGTGCTCAACGGTAATAAATAAATTTACCCAAGAGTTTCAATGGATAAATGAACGTTGATGGTATTGTAAATGAGCAGAATACAAACTTCGTAGGGAAGGATGGATTCTATTGGTGGATTGGTGAAATTGAAGATCATGAAGATCCGCTGAATCTAGGTAGAGTAAAGTGTAGAGTATTAAATTACTACACCAACCCCGAGTTTGGTAGTCCTGATAGTCTTCCTACAGAAGATTTGCCGTGGGCAACTGTACTTCAGGGCACAGACCAAGCAGGTAATGATGGGCAGGGACATTCCTCTGGTCAGTTACAACCTGGCGCTATTGTCATGGGATTCTTCATGGATGGCGAGAGTGCTCAGATGCCTGTTGTTATGGGTGTCTTGCGTGTAAACAAAGGTGAAAACAGCACAGACAAGAGATTTATTTTTACTGGTGAGCAACTTCCTCAGGGTCTTGGTGTAAACGCAGCAACTACACCATCAGGCGAACCTAATACTAGCAATCAAAAAGTTGCAGAGCCTGTGCAAAACAACTCGGTTGTAATTCCAAATAATGGTAAACCACCTGGCACTGGTAGTGGATCACCACAAAACGTTGGTAACGCACAGGGAATTAGTGGATCTGCGGGTAACAGTCAGAAACCACTAACTCCAGAAAAACCCATCCCTGCGGCAAATGGTGTTGGTGGACCATGGAAGACACTGGAATACCAACTACAATATCTTTGTGAAGACATTGCTAACACCGCTGGCAACCTTGTCAAATCAGACAGTGGTGAGTTTATCGATGTAGTTGAAAATAAAGTTGTTACACTTGATAAACTGCTGACAAAAATTAGAAACTTTTTGAGCGCAGTGTTTGCACAAGTTGTTTCTGCAATTCGTCTCCAGTTAGATCAACTTGTCCAACAAATTGAGGGAGCAAGTTTCATCACATCATTCTTTGGAATTCCTGGCACAACTTTTGCTGTTATTCAGTCTGCGATCTCTGCTATTCTTAGTTTGATTTGTGGCATTGACCAGAGTATCATTTCATTTATCAATGCACCCATGGAAACTATTGTGGGTCTTGTAGAAGGTGTCATTGAGGGTCTTATCTCTAAGGCACAAATGGCAGTCCAAGCAGCAACAGCAGTAATCGATCAGATCGTCTGTCAAGTCCAAAGCATCATCCAAGATGTTATCGGTGTTATCGAAATTGTCAAGGGAATTGTTGATGCTGCTGGTGATATTCAAGACATTATCGAAACCTGGCAGAAAGGATCCGAAATCTTTACTGAGGGATATGATCTAGTCCAGAATGGTATCACAGATCTTGTCGGTATTCTGATGCTACTTCTGAATCTATTTGACTTTGGTTGTGATAGAGAAGCAAATGGTGGTAAGAAAGATGTAGGTTGGTATCCATTCTTCGGCACAACAGGTTGTAATCCAACTGCACTTGCAGCAATTCCTATGGGTAATCCTAGAGGAAATTGTGGCAGCTCTTCTAGTGGCGGAGGATTCTTAGATTCATTCTTTGCTGAAGCAGATCCATATCTAACCTCTGCTAAAAACTTTATCAGTGGTGCATATGAAATGCAAATGGGCACCCCTGGTAGACAAGCAACTATCAAAAAGGATGCATCTGGAAAGACTACCACATCCATCAAGCAGAATAATGCTAGTTTAGCAGATCATAAAGCAAAGGCAGAAATCAGAAAGACAAATCCAGATCTGACTGAGGATGAAATTGAATCACAACTCAGAAATTACAGACAATCGCAGTCTGGATCTGACAGTGATCAGGGAAACATGTGCTCTGACCATACATCGTATCCTGGTAATCATACTCATGAAGTGCATGGTGACGACTGTGGGATTGTTGATGGTGATTTTTGTCGCACAATTAGTGGTGATTATCGTATTAAAGTTACTGGAGATTGCCACCTTGAAGTTGGTGGAGGTTTCTTCCTTAATGCATCTGGTGCTCCTAAACAGGCAGACAACAATGGTGAAGCAGCAGACGACGCAGACAAAATTCAAAAACATGTTATCTCACTTGGATCTGACTTGGAGATCAACACAGCAGGTGCTGGTATGAAGTTTAACGCAACCAACATTGAATTGGGTGCAAGAGATCTTAAATTGAGTGGATCTAGTTATGAGAATTCATTTAAGACTGCAACATATTCTCCTGGTGAATTTGTAATTAATGCTGGTAATGCTATTACCATGAATACTACAACTTTAACCCAGAATATCAACTTCTTGCCACCTACACCTGGCGCTGGTGGATATTATTGTAACGTTGGTGGTCCTGTTAACTTCCTACAGATTATCGGAGGTGCTACTGCTGTCCCACCATTCAGTGTAACCACCCCTGGACCCTTCCTGGTGCAGTGTGCCGCTGGTGGAGCGTCCTTCACGGTCGGTGCAGGTGCCTTCAACGTCAAAGTTGCTGCTGGTGCTATCTCGATGTCTGCAAGCGCAGCAGTGTCCATTGAGGCAGCTGCTGCGATGACTCTGACTGCTGGTGCAGTTATGAAACTGACCGCTGCTACCATCTTCCTCAACTGATCCCCTTGACAGGTGCCCCTGACCCTGCTACAATTAACACTGTCAGGGTTAGAAACCAATGTCCGATCTTCTAGAACACATCAACATCAACTTCTCCAAGAGAAGTGTCACCGTTATCTCTAGTGATGGTGATGAAAAAACTGTTACCTGGAAATGGGATCGTGAGGGATCCGAAGGTTTTGCAGAGACAGTTTCGGTAATCGAAGAGATGACTGATCCTCAAATTCGTACTTATCAATTCGCTGAGCAATGACACCACTAAATATCACCGAGCAAGAGTTTTCTGATCACATGGAGTTTTGCATTGACATGTGTGAAAGAAACCGTGTAGTATGGCGCATTGAGCGTGAAGATGGCAAAGCAGTAATGTGTGTGCCTGTAGTCCAAGAAGTTGCCATCGAACCTGAAGTGCAAGAGCAACTGTTAGAATTCCAAAAACAATTCATGGAGGAAAATGCGACCTGAAACTCGTCAGTCAATGGAAATGCTGTTTCATGCAAAGTGGAACTTGCCAAAAGCAGCAAAGAAT